CAACTTCATTTACATCAGTATTTTGTGTTTTGTTGTTTTGGGTCGTTTCAAAAACAGGGTAAAGTTGTCTTTTAATTAAGTTTGTAATTCTTTCTTCATCATCTTTAGTTGGTAATAAAATACCAGTTTGTGATTTTACCGTTTCAGTTTTATTAATATCATTTATTGAAAGTTGTAACTTGAAAGTATTCTCGGTTATACTATTTTTAATTTTCTTTCCTAAGGTTGGGTTGGATTTTAATAAATCATTATACTCTTTAACATATCCCGATAATAGAGTATTTGCCTCTTCTCGTTTTGTTGGGTCTTCAAGATATTCTTGTTTAAACATATAAACATTTCCCGCATTCCCATTTAACTTTATTGGTTTAGGATTCATATATGTATTAAACCACGACTTTGACCCAGCGTAAATTGTATTGAAATAATTAGTTAAACCTATTTTATAATTTCTAATGTTGGTTAGGGGTTCAATTAAAACAGGTGGGTAATTTAATTGGATAGTTTGTTCAAATGTTTGTAATTTATCCATTAATTGTGCCACCGTCCACTCGGGAAAATCAGGACTAAGTAACCCTTTTGATTTGTATTCACTATAAACCTCAAGAATTTTTTGGTATCCCTTTTCTGTTACAAGTTCAGTTATTACATTGTTAGTTGATATTGTAGAATCTTTCGATATTACATCACTTTTTGATTGTGATTCAATGGTTCTATTTGACCCTCCTTCCGGTGAAGTTATTGATGTTGAAATGTCAAAAGTTTTACTATACATATGAGGTGTTGCAAATAAACTCCCCATTGATATTTCATTCAATATATTAAATTTGTATCCAACAAAATCTAACTCAATTGAATAATTTCCACTAAAAGTGTTAAATCTAGCGTTAAAAGTTCTCAAATTCAATTGGTATCTAATTGCTTGTCCATAATAACCTTTAAGTGTTAAATAAAACGGACAATAAGGTAATTGAAAAAACGCAGAGTATGGTGAGTCATCCCCAAGTTGAAATAGTGCTCTTCCTTGTACATCTTCTAATGTCATAGTTACCGTTGGTACAAATGAGGTATTAGTTTTGACATTTATACTTGTAATCCCTAATAATCCATTATCGGTTGATTTATTACCAGGATTAGCAACGGATGTTTTAAGATAAGGGGTGTCACCATTTTTTGGATTAATAATCTCTTGTTGAATTTGATTTACTCCTAAACCATTAACAGAATTCTTACCGGTTAATTCATCCAAATAACCTGTTGTTAAAAAAGTTTTTTCAGTTGGTTTTAAAAAGTTCATTTTAGCAACTGAAATAGTTCTGATTCTATCGTTTGGAGCACCTCCAACCGCTAATTTTGTTCTTGGCACAAGTTCGGCTTCAAGGTTAGCATACATAACCAAACTCTCATGGTCAACTAACCTTTCTTTAATGTTACCAAATGTATCTATTGTCTTATTTGGGTCAACAACAACAATATTTTGATAATCAAACTCAACATAAATATTACCACTTTTATCTCCTTGTAACTTACCTGCCATAATTATTTAATAATTTAATTCCTTTTCTTAAATTATCTACCATAATAATAAAAATATTCATTAATCGCACCTTTATAATCTTGTAATGAGGGTAGTAATGGAAAAGGCACGATTAACACCGCTCCGTCATATATGTTATTCTCTAAACCACCAAACTCAGGATTTGCTTGTAAAATTAACCAACCAAAAAAAGGTGAATCATAAAACTCTTGAGACACGACATCTAGCCTACTTCTACCGACTTTATAAATATATGTTTTGTCTGTTGTCTTTGGAGCAATCCTTACAAAAGGGACAACGGTTTGTTCCCCATTAATTAAAAAATCACTATATCTATTATAATATTGATATGCCATTAGTTAAGTTTTGCTTTTGATATAAATACATTATCAGGACTTTCGTCATTCCATGTTTTATTATTTGTGTTTTGATTTTCAGTCCAACCTAAACCTTTTATTAATTTTTGTTGTTCAGGGGTGTTAGCATTTTCAGTAGTATAAGTAAACACTCTTTTTTTCTTTAGACTATATGGTGTGTATTTTAAGAATTTTGTTAATTTAGTTTTTTCCATATCATCAATAAATTCTTTGGTGGTATTATTTTCTTTTTCAAACAAAGATTTAACACTTACTCGATTAGGTGAATCTACCAACCAATATTCATCAAATATTTTATTAATATTCTTTTCACCACTACCAATTAAACCAGTATTAGTAATTATATTACCAATTAACGCATTTTTAAATGATTCATATTTTTTAGAATCGACAACGTCATTAGATAATATCATATAAACTCTTCGGAAAGTTAAATCCTTAAAGTCATCCGTGTTAAATGGGTCAAATATTTCTTTGGTGTTAAATTTGTATTGAGGTCCAAAAACTAACCTACCTGTGTAAGATTTACTGTTACTTGTAAAAGTATTCGCACTCCACACAATAGTATTAAATTCAGTTATATCACTATTAATTTTTTTAACATCTTCTTTTAATTCATCAAGAGTGTTAGTAACATTTGTTGAGCCGGGGTCTATTTCAGTTGTTCCTGATATTATATAGGAATTAATCTTACCATCGGCGGTTTGGTACCCGTCAGTACCCGTATTTAAATTTGATGGTAGATTATATGTTATTGTATTAATTCGTCCTATATACCCAATGTAGTTTTGTTGGACATTGACCATACCATTTGTTATGTTTGTAATCGCACTTTGGAATGAACCTCTTTTATTATTCACAAAATTAGAATAATTTTCTTTTACTTGTCTTATCAAACGATTTGTAAAATTATACTTTTCATCCGACATAAATTCAATGAACCCTTCATCACCGGCTTTAATATCCTCAATTAATTGTTTGAATATCTCATTTGTTCTTTTTTCTAAATTATTTGACTTACCAAATAAAATTGTTTCGGTAGTATTTTTTTGTATCACAAATTTACCTTTTTGATATGTTCTTTCTGCCATCCATTGTTGTCTAACAGCGTTATTATATTGGTTCAACGATTCTCTATTTTTATTAACAACATTGGTAAAATAATTTTGACTTTCCTCAACTACTTTATCCATAAATACACTATAACTAGTTGTTCCTGTTTGACTTGTACCACTAACTACTGTGGTTAGTATATCTCCAATCGTTTTATTATTACTTTGACCGTTATTTGGTGTCGACTGGTTGATTGTTGGTGGAGCAACACTATTAATTACCGACTTTAAAAAATCTTGGTCAATCACTTTATAACTCAAGTCTGTTGAATCGGCCCTATCATCATATATTTCGGTATTAGCATAATAATTAAAGGTTAATGCGTTTTGTAATTTATCAACAGATTCTTTTAACCCACTACCACCAACAAAATCGAATGCTAAAGTAACATTTGCAATCATGGGTTGTACTCCAATACCTTCGGGGTTGAGGTCTAAATCTTCGTAAGTAAATGATAAACTTCTTGGTATTACTTTAGTATTATAAAAATCTCCAACTCTTAATATTAAAACAGGCGGAGCACCAAATGAGGTGTTTGTTGCATCATTATAAGTTAACACCCGTGAACCATTATCATTTCTAATTGTAGGTATTGTATCACCAGGTCTCATACATTGCTGTAGAAAAGTTAATCTAGAATTTAAACCTTCAGGTGTTATAGAATGGAAAGCCGGTTGGAAAAATTTTAATTTGTCTTTTAAATTGTCATAAACTAACGGACTTTCTTCTTTAATTGTTTCGAAATAATCACACTCACTTAATAACGACCTCAAGACTCTTTTACTAATATTATCTCTCAGTGTTACGGTTGTTTCAATAACAGGTGTTGTTTCGGTCTTTGTCACAACATTTCCAGTTACAACTGTTGTCTTTTTTTCCGGTAATACCGCAGGAGGTGCCGTTAAAGTAGATTTAATACTTGAGATGTATGCTCGTCTACAAGCCATTGCACTTGTGGTGAAAATCTCATTATTTATTGCTTGACTATCCCCACCATCTTTATCGGTACAAGTAATATTACCCTTAACAAAAAATGTTTTTGTTGTTTCATCGTAAGATTCAGGTTGAGCACTCTCTCCTCTAGCAACACCCGGCACCACGATTAATCGTTTAGGTGTACCGTTAACATATGGAGTCATTTTAGTATTACCTGTGATGTAACTAATTGCAGAATCAATTCTTCTTACAGATAATTCATCATTAAAAGACAAACTAGCCTTAGCTGATGTCGTTGCATCAATAACAATTGTCACATTACCTTCACCTTCACTACTATTTTTGAATTGTTTTTCTAATTCATCAATCAACCCGTCAATCACATTTTTATTTGGAATAATTACAGTATTAAAAAAAGAGGTAGTTAAATCTCCTTTTGATTGTTTTTGGTATTCGGCCTCTTGTCCAATATAACTTTGATATAACGTACCAAAATTTCTACTTCCTTTAGGTTGTGGAATAGCGTTATTAAAATAAAATGACTTATTTAAAAATTGTTTAAAAGTATCTTCAGGAGCACTTCCGGTACCGTTATTACTAGAAACTTGAGGTATTGTTGTAATTTCTTTTACCGCATATTGGATTTGTTCTCGTGTCGATTCTTTTGAACCAATTGCTTGTTGTATTTGGAACAAATCATTTGGAGGTATTGTGTAATATTTTTTTGCAAGTTCATACAAGTCGTATTTTCTACATCCAGCAAAAAATGATTCTAAAATAGAGTCAACTCTTGTTTTGTTTGTTTCATTTGCAAGAACTTTATTAACTATCACATTTAAAACTGATGGGTGGTCAACAACTATTTTCCAAGTTAAACTACCTGTCCTCCTCGTATTTTTATAAGTATATATAGGTTCAGGTCTACCAATAAAGTCAGTTTCTTGCCAATTAGCTTGTACACTCTCACTAAAGGTTAATCCATATGGTGGAAACCACATTACTCTACCTCCATTCGGTCCCCTTTCACATACAGGTAAATCAGAAACCGTATAACCAGGTGTGTTTGATGTTGCCCACGCCAAATTTTCAATTGAGAACATATATTTTTTAGCATAAGCATTATTAAAAGTCCCAATTAAGTTAGTTGAATCTTGTCCTCCTTCTTGTTTGTTTGGAGCAATGTTAAGATTATATGTCTTATCTAAAACAGAGTATGAAAATCTTCTACCTTCAGTAACAATACCGTCAGTTTTTTGAAGGTCATTATATTGTAGATATGGTGTATCTTTAGCAAAAACTCTACAATATTCGGTTCCAACCTCTTGTCCTATTGCCCCAACATAACTTAATACTCTTGAACCTTTAGTAATTTCTTTATATCCATCATTAAATACTTTAGATACTTGGTCAATTGCATTACCGACATGTTGTAATCTTTTACCACCTTGTGGTTGACTATTTATTATTCTTTGTGTTTCATCTAAGATAGAACCTTGTTTAAAAGTTCTTTCTGTTGATTCTGTTGAATTATATGATGAAGGTTTGAAATCCTCGTCTTCATTAATAATTACTCCTCCTACTCCAACTTTTTTACCGGCATTTCCTCGATATTTTGTTGATGTCCAAGTAAATCCTCCTTCAATACCTCCTCCGTTACTATATGTCGGACCGTTAGCCCCTAAACGAACTTCCCTACTCGGTCCTTCATATAATTGAGCTAATTCTTGAGGTCCGTAAACCGGAGATTGTTGTTCATTACCAAACGCATCAACCGGTAACTCTCTACTTGGAGAAAATACTCTTGATGGGTCTGATGTTGTTGAACCAACATAAAAATTAGCATTATTTGTTTGAGAACCGACAATAACACCCCCCAATCTATCAAGTAATGTCCTATCGTAATTTGGTTTGTATCTATTAAAATTAATATTTTTCCATAAGATGGATTTTTGACCTCCACCTGTATTATTGTAGAATATTTGAGAACCTGTTTTTCCCGCACCTAATAAATTAGAAACAAAATTACCTACCGCAGCAATTGGGTTGGCAAGTAATGATTGTGCAATTGTTGTAGGTCTTGGAGGATTAATATTTGGGTCAAAATATGAGCCGGGTATTAATGAAAATGGTAGAAAACTTCCTGCTAATCTAAGTGAAAAATCGGCCGCGGCTGTTATTGGATTCGCTGGAACTGTAATCTGATAATTTGGTTCAATTAACGGAACTCGACCAGTTAGTATATTAACAACATTAGTACTACTATTAATATTTAAAAAATTCGCTCGTCCTACCGTTTCTCTAATAATGGCCCTCCCAATCCTTTCTTGGAATTCTCTTTTTAGAGTTTTGGCCCCCAATCGAGCAATAAATGAATCAGAACTAAGTAATCCATTACTACCTTGTGGGTCTGGATTCAAAAGAATCGATAACGGAGAATATGTTGATGGATTAAATGTTGTAGGGTATGGTTGATTGTTATACAAATTCGGTATTCCACCCGTTACACCATTATTTATTGAGTCAGGTGTCGTTATATAATCACCCGCATCTAATTGTTGTAAACTATTAGGACCATAAGCATTTAATGGCTGCCATGGTGGTGCAATACCCGGAAATCCGATTTTCGCCGCGATTTGAGCATCTTGTAGTCGTTTTGCATCTTGTTGTCCCGGCCCATATTCACCTTGATTTGATACGGTATTTAAGTTTGTTGATAATGCAGGTACTTGTTCATAACCACCCTCATTGCCCCACTTATTTAATGGGTATAATAAGTCCGCATAATACGGTGTATCAATTAAAAAATCAGGACTATCAACAGGTGTTAGGTCTGATTGAACAATCTCGTATGTTGTTGGTGGCGTAACTTTAGTAGGAGATTTGGCATATGGTACCAAATTTCTTGATATAAGTCTTTGTCTAAACCCTTCGGTACTAATAAAATCTAATGGACTACCCATCTATCTTTTTTATTAATAAATAGGTTGATATCATTTTTTTAATAAAAGATTATTTTGTTCTTTCAATTTTTTTCAATACTTTATCAAAAATTTCGACAAGTTGTCTTTGAATTTCCGGACTTTCTAACTCATCTTTAAGTTGTTTTTGTTTTTGTGGCGTACCGACATTCCCGATATTAAAAGGACCTATTTGGATTGGTCCTGAAATTCCAGTATTTGTTGGTGTTGGACTTTCACTATAATTTTTTAAGGTATTTTTAGTTCCCATTATAGCATTTTTTGAAACCGTACTAATTGGTTCAGTTTTAATTTGGGTTTGTGTACCACTTTTCGTCCCTGATGCGGACACTCCCGAACTTACAATACCCATAGCATCCCTAAACTTTTGCTCGACATAACTAGTACCTTTAACCTGACTTGCACTTTCTTTAAGAATTTCTTTTAGAGATGTCATTGCCTTATCACCTAAACTACCAGCATTACTCATTATTTTTTCTTGTATTGAACCGAATTGTGACATTAAATCGGTAACCGATAAATCACCAGTACTTGCTTTGTCAAACAATTTAGCCGCCTCAATAATACCATCATTAATAAGTTTTCCCAAATCTTTATCTTCCGCGGTAATTTTTTTCCGAGCGGTATTAGTTATACTATCCATAACTTTTTTAAACCCCTCAATATTTGTTCTAACTTTTTCTTGTTTAGGTAGAGCAAATTTCAACAATCCTAGTATTGATGCAATGTCAGCGGCCATAGTACCCGCATAACCTAATTGACTTCTTTGTATTTCTTCTATAGTTTTTGGAGCGTTTTTTTGTTGGTCAATTAATTTATCAAATTCTTCTTGGTTAAGACTTTGTAGGTCTTTCTTAGTACCATCCTCTAAAGTTACTTCATATTTACCACCTTTACCCATTGCAGCAATATTTGCCAAATATTGTTTGTCCTCTTCATTTTCAAATTTTAACCCTGCGGTACTTACTTGAGATAACCTTTTATCTAAATCTGCCGCGGCTAACGCCGACTTAGCTAACGACCCAGGTAGTAAATTAGCCTCCTCTTCAAGTTCTCTTAAAATTCTTACACCTTCAGGATTTATTTTAAATGCTTGAGCCTCCTCACTAAAATATGTATATTTTTCTCCTAATCTTGCCAAACTATTATTTAATCCTGTTGGGTCATTTAATGATTGATTCATTAATGCAAACGGGTCAATTAAATTACCCGCCGTTACACCCAATCTTTGGAATGCGGCTGCCATATTAATGGCGTTTTCAGGTTTCAACATTCTATCCGCAAATCCGAATGTTTGGGACATGTCAAATCTCAACATTGAGGATTGTGCCGCCATTTTAGTTAATCCCGCAACACCACCTTCAAATTGGTATCGGTTCATCTTATCCATATTGGCATTAACAGATTGCATAACTGTCCTAGCATTCAATCCGACACTTTGAACATACGTGATTGACTTTTCAAGATTAGGACCTATTTGTGATGTTTCATATCCAACATCTTTGAAATTATTAACTAAGTCCCTAGCCGTTAGTCCTAATATTTCACTTGAGGCATATAGTTCGGCAACTACTTTTTTATTTTCAATAACATTTCTATTTGAAGCGTCCGCAATTTCAGTTATTGTGGTTAGAGTATCACCTAAACTACCGCCTAATTTTAAAACTTCAACCGAAGATTCGGTGAATGCAAGATTCATCTCTTGAATTCTACTACGACTTAAAGTAAAATTTTTATTTAAGTCTTCCGAAGCTTTAATCATTGAATGAAACCCTGATATAAGAGTATTGATAGGTTTAAGAGCAGCATTTAAACTATCTGATAAACTATTACTACGGTTATTAATATCGTTATTATCTGTGGATTGCATAATTTCTTTTTATATATAAATAGAAGAAGGACTAAAATTTTTAGTCCTTCTTATTTTCTTCAACCCATTTATCGAGTAAGTATCTCCTTAAAAACACAGGCATTTGTAAAAAATCTTGGTAAGTGATTTTCATTAAATTATTCAAATAATAAAACTCATCAATTTGATTCTTCCTATAATCAGAAGAAAGGACGAAAAAAGTCCACCCCAAAGCCAACATTCACTATTAGCTTTTCTCCGGACGGGGCCATAATTGTTTTAGTCATATCTAATCTTGGTTCATTTTGATTCATAAATTTTCTAATGTGTTTTGAATCTGCAATTGGCATAGACTCAACAAACTTAGAAATAACTCCTTTGTCGGTAGAACCATCAACCTCAACGATTTCTTTTTGTAATCTCCAAGTAATTCTTGGGACAACTCTACCTTGAGGGTATGAATCCGCTAATTTACTAATCTCCATAATTTCACCATAGTTTAATGGTTTTATTTTAATAGTAGATTGAGTTTTAGGTAATGATACTGTAAATGTTCCGTCCTCATTAGGTTGTTTACCTTCAATAATTGGTAATTCGTTTAATTGTACCGTTGATTGGAATGGTTTTTTAGTTACCGGGTCGGTCAAATTTAATTCCATCTCAGGACCAAATGCCGTATTCCTTAAAAATATTAAGATAGATTCAACATCACCTTCAATTAAATCCTCAACTTTAATGTCCGGTTCATATATCTTTGACCGTAGTAAATTGATTGTTAAATCATCTGCACCCCCCATTAGGATGTTTTCATCTGATGCCGTTAAATACCCGACCTTTAATGATTTCTTTTTGTTTTTATAAAAAACCCCTTTTGATGGTAGTTGAACCACGTCATGTGGTAATGTAAAATTTTCTTGACCGTAGTCTCTTGATTGTGTTTCCATATATAAAAAATAACCGTAAAGTGTTTATGCTTTACGGTTAAATATAATTTGTTTTAATTTTTTTGTAAAGACAATTTCTGTTTTAAATCCGAAATAACCCATTCAGGTCTTTCATTAATATCTTTTTCCCAATATCGAATTAACGTTATGTCATGATTTTCACACAACTCATCTTTATATATATCATTTTGTTTTGTTAATTTTTGTGTTTCATAAACGACTTCTCGGTGTTTTGAATTGGGATTACAATGATAAAAATCACCGTCCACCTCTATTAAAGTATTATATTTTTCAAGATAAAAATCAAATAATCTATCTTTATATTCATACTGATACTCAAAATTAATATTAATTAATTTCAAAATATTTTCAAATTTAGTTTCAATCCCACTAGGTTTCTTACTTAATTTTGATTTTAACCAAGTAACTCTTCGTTTAGACGAATTTTCTTTTAATTTAGGATTATCTTCATATCGTTTTTTTTGAGTAACAGATAATTTTAATTTTGATTCTTCTGTTTTTGGAACCCCTTTTAACGATTTAGAAATTTTTTTACCTCTTTCTTTATCATTTCTTAATTTTTCTTTAATTCCTTCTATTTTTTTTATAGTGTCCGGTGTTTTATTTTCCCACCATCCAACATATTTACCTTCTTTCCAGTTATTCTTTTGAGTTTCAATCGCTTTTTTATGTGTTTCAGGATTTTTATGAAAATTATTTTTACCAACAACTCTATTGTGGTGACTCCTAATGAACCTTGAAAATCCTTTACCTATTGAAATAAATGGTGGGACTCCACCACAACCACACTCACATTTAGGTATAACACCATTCAAAACATATTCAATATAGATTTTATCACCATTCAAATTATGTTTTTGACTTGAGTGACTTCTTAATGAATTAATCCCATTAAATTCATTTTTACATATATTACAAACAAAATTTCCCATATAAATAAATATATGGGAAATTATCAATATTATCAATGATTAGATATATTTTAGTATTAAAAAATCAATAAACTAATACACATCTATCCATACGAAGAGATGCCGTAATCTCTGCCAATGCGTCTTGACTATAACTTAAAGCACCAAAATTCACATCAGTTAAGAAAGTTCCATATAATATCCATTTTTCAACAACAACCCCTGTTGGGTCTAACATCTCCAAATCAATATCTTTCTTATAACCCGCAGCATAACCCATACGTCCTGTAACTGATTCGGCGTGTAAACGAACCCACTCCATAAGAGCTTGAGCCGCTGACGGACCAATTGGGTCACGGAATTTAACGGAAATAGGGTCCCAGTTAAATCTACCTGCAACGAATGTTGATGTATTTAGAAACTGAATCTCAGTTGGATTAATTTTAATTGATGGTCTTGCAGCTGTTTCTACGAACCATTCATTTATTCCTAAGCTTGATGGAAACCTTAAAATAAACCGATTCTGTCGTTTCGGTTCGTAAGGTATGGGCATTTTCATTAATAAATCAGCCATGTTATTTCAATTTTGTTTTTTTTTTGTGTTTATATCTAATAAATATAGTCTTGATGAAAATTTTTATATTTACTTTGTTTTTTAATAAATTATTCTCTAGTTATATAACTTTTTAATACCTCCAGCTGTAGAATAAGTCTTAACTATATTATCTGGTTTATCTTTAAAATGTTTACTCATTACTTCTACATTTTTTATATCATCATCTGAAAATCCTATAATTGGTTCTTTTGGTATAAAGTTGTTTGATACATCATTTTTTATAAATGCTCGTTTATTTAAATTTCCCGCTATCTTTTTAACATAAGAAACAAATTTTTCCATCGCTTTAACTTTTAACTCTTCAGGATTCGCAGCACTACCCTCTCCAAATGTTACTGGATGATATTTATTAAGGTTTAAATATGATTTTATTAATTCGTCATCACTCATATCGTCTTCACCTACAAATGTTCTATATTTTTTCAAATTTTTAACTAAAGAATCTTTATCAATACCATTAAATCCTTTAATAATATAATTGTAAATAGCCTGTTTTAATGTTTTAGGGTTATGTCCTCTTGCGGTGATAATTGAAAAGATTGACCCATTGTTAATTGCTTCTCTAAAGTCATCAAATGCCGGTCCTTCTTTTGCCCTCATAGCATCGATTAAAAAATCTTTATCACCTTCAGTTCTAAAATTTCTAAATGGACTATCCGCAAAACCAACAATAGTCTCACCTTTATATTGTATAGGATTTTTTCCTAAGTCGTGTCTATACTCGGCAAAATCATCAGTACTCATCCCTACCTCATCACCATCTTCAGTTTTAAGCATAATTTTTGTTGGCATATGAACAATATTATCATCCCAATCGAATGCATAATATTTCATATCTGGTGTCCCTTCAGGTTTAAATCCTTCTTTAATCTGTCTTTTCATATTGAAATAAGTAAAGGGGATACTTTCGTATCCCCATTAAATTTATTAGATATTTTCAAATGAAGCACCTGTTGGAGTTATGAAGAACTCGATATCGATGAACTCTAACGCCTTAGTAGGTTTCAAATATATTTTACCTGTTAATGTGTTTCTGTCTAAATCTTCAGGTGTTGAAGATACAGTTACACGGAAATCGTAAAGACCTCTATCTCTTCTGATTGAATCCAAGATAGGGTTAACACTATCCAAGAATTGTTGTCTAACGATTTGGTCGTTTTGTTCAAACAATAATCTTATTGCCACCGCGGAAATCAACTTACGAGCTTGAAGTAATAATCTTCTTACATTCAATCTGTTAAGTGCTGAGTCAGCAACTTGTAAAGTTTTATTACCCCAAATTACAGTTCCAACATCAGAGAAAGTTGCGATAGGGTTAATTCTACCTTGATACAACGTATCTCTATCAGTTTGTGTAAGTTTTTGTCTCGCTTTGATTGAATTTACAAGACCTCTTGTATAACCCGCCGATGCGAACCAAGGGAATGATATGTTATCTGTCAATGCTAAGTTTCTACAAACCTCACCTGTTGGTGGTAAATAAATTTGTGTATTGTTAACGGTATCACGAACTAATATCCAAGGATAATAAGTTGCGGTATAGTTAGAGTCAATTCCTGTGTTGTCTAGATTATCAACCGCTTCTTGAGAGTAAATAATGTCTTGAGGATTAGTTGCATCCGGTGTAAACATTCTATAGTCAGGTGTTGTTGCGATATAAACTGAATCCGCTCTTGAGAATTGAATCATATCAATCGCCTCCTCAACAAGGTTTGAGTTATTAACATAATCAATACTTGAAGTTGCAAATACGTTTATATTTGTTGATTCAGGATTTGCGAATGTTAAAATACCTAGTAAGTAAGCGTAATAGTCTGTATTAGCGAAATCTTGAGTATTATTTTGAACAATAATTCTCTTGAATAATCCGTCTCCTGTTGCATTTGGATATCTTCGGTCAGTATTTGACGCTCCTGCCAAGTAACCTGATGCTCCTAATTGGAATCTATCTTCGTTAGTTCTCCACTCTCTGTATATATCCCATCCGTCAAAACCTCCAGCAAAACATACTGTATATTTTCTTGAGTATATGAAATAATATGGATTTTCTTGTGTTTCAGGGTCATTTCTAAACTCCGCTACACCACATTCAAATGCCGTTTCTCCGCTTGATTTAGAAGTGATTCCGATTGTTACAACAGTTGCACCTGAATCCATGTGGAATCCTTTACTTCTTACATTCCAAGGTTGACCTTCAACCGCCGGATTACCAATCCAATTTGAAGGTGTTTGTTTACCTTTATATGTTAAGAAAGATTCGTCAATTCCAAATTGTGTTGAAAAACCTAAGTAACTTCTTCTTACAATATCTCCCGCAGATTCTACAGGTGCTCCTCCAGCATTTACACCAAATGGTGGATTTGCAATAACTTCACCAGGAAAATAATATTTTGTTTTAAATTTAGGATACGGTGAAGGATAAGTATCATAATCCAAATATTCTCTTTGAGTATATCCGTAAAATCCACATGGTAAAGCGTCTATTGGTGCTTCATCTGCCATCTCAACCATTATATATCTTGAGATTAACGCGTATTCTCCATCAGATGAACCAATTTTTTTAGCTATAAAATTATTTGATAATGGGTCTAAATTACAATTTGTGAATTTTTCAATTACCACAGGATTTGCGTCAGTATCAAAGAAATTTCTAACTAACACATCAAATGACATATTATTATATGAAAGGTTTGCGATTGAAACTTTTACTTCAGTATTCGCAGAATCTCCATCAGAAATTGATATAAATTTAAATAAGTTATAAACTTTGTTACCTCTTAATTCCGAAACCAAATATGGTGTTTCAGGTGATTGGTATCTTTCTAAATTATAAGCAATTGATGATGTGTTTTGACTTCTAGCTCCTGGTAATGCGATTAAGTCACATGCTAATCCTCTTATATAACCTTGATTATATGCGTAATTTAACGAACCTTGATAAGCCTCCTCAACATAAATTGGGACTTCAAATCTCGATTTTCCAAAATTATCAACCCCTAAAACTTTTGTAATGTATCTTGATGATGCCGCCAACATTGAAGTTTCGAATGAAAACACATCATTATCTTTAGTTACTCCTGATAATAAAAATGTTGAGAAAGGTGATTTTGAAATCTCAGAATATTGTCCAGTACAAATTAATTGTAAATTATTTAGAGCCGGAATTCCACCATTGTTATAATCGATTCCTACTTGATA